AATTAAAAATTACAGGTAAAGGTATGCCGGTATTTGGATCACATAATTATTATGGAGACCAAATAATCTTGCTAAAACCTTTTATACCTGATATAATAGATAAGTCTATCATTGATAGTATTTTACAAGCCAAAAATAAATAAGGAAAAATATGAATACATCCCCAGAAATTGAGGGCATCATTGAACATGCAATTAAAAGTGCCAAAGATAGAAATCATACTTATTGTACAGTAGAACATTTACTTTTGGCACTACTTACACATCAACCATTTAAAAAATGTATACAACAGTTTGGTTCAGATATTGATGGACTAACACAAGAAGTTAGTGTATATCTGGATAGTCTTACATCCATTAAAAGTAATGATCCAGATGTTCAACCACGCAAAACTAATAGCTTAGAACGTGTAATGAACCGTAGCATTACACAAGTTTTGTTTACTGGTCGCAGACAGGTAACAACTATTGACCTATATCTAAGTATTTTTAGTGAGGGTAATAGTCATGCTCAATATTTTTTGCTTAAATATGGTTTGGCAAAAAATGAATTTGTTGCACACTGGCAAAAAACATACAAAGGTTCTGAGTATACGGGTAATCTAACAGAAAATCAAGCTGATGAAATTCTTGAAGAATATACAATCAACTTGACACATCTTGCAAGAGAAAATAAATTAGAACCATTGATTGGTCGTACAAAAGAACTAGACGACATTATTAATGTGTTGGCTAAGCGTTTTAAGGCAAACGTATTGATGGTAGGCGATCCGGGTGTAGGTAAAACTGCTATCGCAGAAGGTCTTGCAACATTGATTATTGAAGAAAATGTACCTGAATTTTTAAAGGGACATGAATTATATTCATTAGAAATTGGTTCATTGCTTGCAGGTAGCAAATATCGTGGTGACTTTGAAGAAAAGGTCAAGGCTGTATTAGATGCATTGAATACAAAAAAGAAATGTATTTTGTTCATTGATGAAGCACATACTATGCAAGGCGCAGGCGGCGCAACCAATGGTAGTGTTGACTTTAGTAATATGATAAAGCCTGCAATTACTAAGGGTACACTTAAAGTTATTGCAAGCACAACTTGGGAAGAATACTACGAGAGTTTTGAAAAGGATCGTGCATTAATGCGTAGGTTCTACCGTGTGGGTATTGATGAACCAAGTCAAGAAAGTACAATTAAGATCCTTAGTGGATTAGCTGCACGACTAAATGACTTCCATAATGTTTGCATCACTGATGAGTCAGTTAAGGCAGCAGTTGAAATGTCTGCACGTTATATTCATGACCGCAAAAATCCTGATAAGTCAATTGACTTGCTTGACGCAGCCTGTGCTAAACAAAAGGTGTTAGGAAACAAAGAAGCAATCATTACTAAAGATTTGGTCTATGAACAAGTAGAAAAGTTTACAGGAGTACCTGCTGATAAAATGAAAGGTGATAACTTAGAATTGATTCAGAACCTTGAAGTCAACGTCAAGGGTAAACTATATGGTCAAGATGTTGTAGTTGACCAAGTACTTGAGCGTGTTTATGTAAGTTTTGCAGGCATCAACAAAGAAACTAAGCCACTTTCAAGTTTCTTGTTCTTGGGCCCAACTGGTACAGGTAAAACTGAACTTGCAAGATTGTTAAGTAAGAATCTGGACATGAAACTACTCAAGTATGATATGAGTGAGTATGGTGAGAAGCATAGTGTCAGTAGTTTGATTGGTCCTCCCCCTGGTTATGTTGGCTTTAATGACAGCCAAGTAAGCGGTGGACGATTGATTACAGACTTGAGTAAGAATCCACATGCAATCATGTTGTTTGATGAAGTTGAAAAGGCACACCCTGATATCTTTAACATCTTTTTACAAATGCTTGATGAAGGTCGTATCACTGGTAGTAACGGTAAAGAAGTTACATGCAAGAATGCAATCATTATTATGACTAGTAACTTAGGTTCTAGTGACAGTGAGCGTAATAACATTGGCTTTGGTACTCAAGAAAAGTCAGGTGAAGATGACAAAGCATTGAAAGAATTCTTCAAGCCCGAATTTAGAAATCGTCTTGATTTGGTTTGTAAGTTTGCTAAACTTGATACACTTGCAATTAAAAAGATTGTGATCAAATTTACTGAAGAACTAAAACAAACATTAGTTGAGAAACATAATATCACATTGACATTGTTAGAACCTGTTATTGAGTATTTGGCAGATCAAGGTTATGACAAAAAAATGGGTGCTAGACCTCTAGCACGTAAAATTGATGAACTAATTCGTGTTCCATTAAGTAAAAAGATTTTGTTTGAACGCATTAAAAATGCACAAATTACAGCATCAATGGACAACGGTAAAATTCAATTTAATATTTTTCAAACTAACACAGCAAGAGTAAACGAAGATGGGATTATTGAAATTAACTGATAATGTTCCAGGTGTAGATATACTGGATTACCGAGACATATTATATTTTAACAAATATGATTATCGTATACGTATGAAAATACCAGGTGCAAGATACGTTTATTGGTGTAAAAAACCTGAGGATTTAGATAAGAAAATAAACAATCCTTCAAGTAGTTATGTTAAAATCCGTAAAGATGAAATTGATAAATTAAAAGAAAATATTTTTGGGCTAAAAACTCTTATAGAAGTTTCTAACGAAAGAAAAAACAGTAAAAATTATACTGTTAGAGTTGAAGGTAATGTGGTCGCAATATTTGCAAATGATTTACAATTATTGGATAGTATAACCAATCGTATAGGTTCTGGTTATAAACTAGATTGCAGTCAGGCAATTACTAGTGGTTTTTCTGGCACAAAATACTTTGTAAATGAACCAAAACATAAGTATAGGGTATATTTAAAATCTAAACGTGTAGAGGATACTTTACATGATGAACTTAAAGAAACTTTTAGAGTGCAAAAAAAGCTATATCCTAGTTTTGCTTTAAAACGCTGGTTGTATCAAACTAATAAGAATTACGGTGCTTGGTATTTTAGATGGACAAGTGCCGCTCATTTTATTGATTATGACGACGAAAGCACTTTAAGTTATCTTGCAATAATGCACGGGAACATTTTAGGTAGAAAATACAAACTGGAAAAACGCCCTGATAATATCTAAAAGTGATAAATACTCTATTACTATAGGGTATTTACCATGGCAAAGATTGTAGAGGACGTTTTAGTTATCAAGTTTAGCAGAATCGTTAAAAATAACGATTCTGATCCCGTTCCTGCACTACCAGCAGAAACAGCACGTGCTATTGAACAAGTTGCACAAGAATTAGTGGGTGAAGGCGTTATTGTAGAAATGGAACTGGCATAATGTCTGTTAACAGCCAAGCAACAACACTAATTTTATTGCCTCAGACTACCTATTTAAATCCAGGTAACGGTGCGCCCTATACTGTTACGGGAAACAGTCAACCAGCTGCTGCATATTATTTAGGCAATAAAGACTTACAAACAGTAAACGTTAAGTTATCCAGTGTCACTGGTAACATTGTAATACAAGCAACATTAGCAACAAGTCCCACAGAAACTGATTGGTTTAAAGTTTATGAATTAGAAGCCAATGCCAATGCTACTCCAAATAGTGCTCCCCAACTAGCAAGTAATGCTAGTGTGTATACCAATATAGAAGGCAACTTTGTTAGAATGAGAGCAAAGATTGAAAACTTTAATAATGGTGTTGTAAATTTTGTGAAGTTGAGTTACTAACATGAAAAAATTTGTAGTAATGTCAGGTGGATTTCATCCTTTTCATGCAGGTCATGCAAGTCTATATCAACAAGCTAAAGAATCCTTTCCTGATGCCACGGTATTAGTCTGTGCTACAAATGTACAAAAAGATAGACCTTTCCCCTTTGCATTAAAACAAAAACTAGCACAATTATCTGGTGTCCCTCCAAAAGATTTTATTGAAGTATCAAGACAATTTTCAACTCAAGATCCAGCTTTGGCAAAACGAATAGGCGATCCTAATAAAGCAATAGTAATTTTTGTACGTAGTGATAAAGATAAAAATGAAGAACCTCAACCATGGCGTTTGAATCCTGATGGATCTATCCCCATGACTAAGGGATCTAAAAATCATCCACCTAGACCAACAAGTAATTATTTACTTGAGTATCCTGGGGCTGGACAACCTTTAGAACCTGCTAGTAAACATGTTTATATGGCTTACTTGACAACAGTTGAATTTAGTGGGGGGTTAACAAGTGCAAGTGAAATTCGAAAAGAATGGCCTACATTAGATGACGAAAATAAACTAAATCGTGTAATGAGTTTATATCCTGCGACACAAAAGAATCCTAAACTAGCACAAAATGTTGTTGGAATGTTTGATCAGGTAATGAATAATGAAGTAAATGAAAATGTTGGCACAGAAGGAGTTCCGCCAGTAACTAAACTTACAGCCGTTGCCCTTAACGCAATTGAAAAAGTAGCCGAATCAAAATACCCAACATCAAATAAAAAGCAACTTGAATTTATAAAATTTGCTACTAATGCATTAAAAAATATCAGTGTTCAAAATGAATCAACTATGACAAAGGTTTCCAAAAATACTGATTATCTAGAAGAAAAATAATTTGATACCCGTTTTGCCATGTAAATAATTGTATCTTTAAAGAGGATTACATGGCAACAAAGAAATCAAAAAAAGCAGAAGCTACAGTACCCGTAGAAAAGGTACAAGAAATCGTTGAGCAACAAGGCGACGGCGATAAAACTCAACATAATACTGGTTCAGGTTCTGAACAACCACAACAAAATCAAGTACAAGTTAACGTAGATTTCCTACGCACAACTAGAGTACACATAGCAATGCCTTGCTATGGTGGTATGTTGACTGAATCAACATTCATGTCATTTATTAAATGGGCTAACACTGCTCGTCAGTTGGGTATAGACTGGACATTAGAAACAATGGTCAATGAATCATTGATTAGTCGTGCTAGAAACACACTAACTGCTAAGTTCTTAGATATGCCAGAAGCAACACATTTATTCTTTGTGGATGCTGACATTGGTTGGGAGCCATGGCACTTGTTAGTTTTACTAAACCGTGACGTTGATGTTATTGGTGGATTATATCCAATGAAGACTATGCCTATCAAATGGGTTGTTAATGGATTTGAAGGTGCAGAAAAGGGACCTGATGGATTACAAGAAGTAAGTAAAGCAGGTACAGGTTTCTTATTAATGAAGAAACATGTATTTGAAAAAATGAAAGTACATCCAGCAGTTAAACAATACAAGAATGACATTGGATTAGATCCAAAGTTTGACCAACACTTAAAGACATACTTTGATACAGCGGTTCGTCAAAATCGTTATTATAGTGAAGATTGGACGTTCTGTGAAAACTGGCGCGATTTAGGTGGTAAGATTTGGATGGATACACGTGTTCTATTACGTCATAGTGGTAGCTATGTATTCTGTATGGAAAATCAACAACATCTATTGAACACAGTTGGTCCTATGTGGATGCAAGAACAACGTAACAAGGGAATGAAACTTGTTGATCAGAATGGTACCGAAATTACACAATAATTTTAATGTTGTGTATTTGAAAGGGGCTTAGGCCCCTTTCCCATTATAAAAACGGTTAAATCATAAATACTAATAAAGGAATAATCTATGCCAATCGTAAATAATCAACTTGTATATCCTGTATCGGGAAATTATACAGGCACAGTTATTACTAGCCCTGCAAAATTACCAGAGCCTGCAGCACCAGTACAAGAAGAACCTAATATTGTAAAACCCACATTAGATAGCACAGGTTCTGCGGCGCCTGCACCCGTATCACCTGTTAGAAATAATTTAGGATTTGGATATATCGAAGTTGAAGGACAACCTACAATAGCTGCTAACAGATATATGTCAACTGTTAATTTTGTTGAAGGGAATAACATAGTTATTACTACAAACGCTGTTACCTCAACTGTTACTTTTAGCTCTGTGGGAGATGGTAGTGGTACTGTTACTAGCATTGGATTAACTGCAGGCAATGGAATTTCAGTAAGTGGCGGCCCAATTACATCATCAGGAAATATTACTGTTACTAACACTGGTATCATTAGTGCATCAGCTGGAAATGGTGTTAATGTAAATACTGCTAATGGAGTTGTAACAATTACTAATACAGGCGTCCTTAGTGTATCAGCAGGCAATAGTATTAATGTAGCTACTGCTAATGGTGTTGTCACAGTAACTAACACATTTACAGAAAACGTTTATAGTGGTGGCAATGCTTCAGGAACATTAACACCAAACAGAAATAATGGCACTATACAAAAATTTACATTAACAGGTAATATCACACTTGCACCACCGACCAATATGGCAGCAGGACAAAGTCTTACACTCATCTTTACACAAGACAGCAGTGGCAACAGATTATTAGATGCTAATACAGCTTATCTTTTTGCTAGTGGTTTTCAAACATTAAGTACTGCATCTGGTGCGATTGATATGTTAAACATTTTTAGCGATGGTGATAGTTATTACACGACATTAACAGTGGAGTATTCATAATGCCAATTGGTGCAGGAAGAATTGGATTTTATTTTGTCAATCAAAGCCCACCATTACCTGATCCAGAGGATCCAGTAGAACAATTTCCAAATCTTGGTTTTGAACAAGGTATAAGTGGATGGACTGTAGCAGCTACTAGAATTAGATTTAATGGACTTAGCGTACTAGCTGGATACCCTACTCCCACAGACCCAATTCCTACACAGTACGGAAGTGCAGGTGATGCAACTTCTGTAAGTCAACAACCAACATATAGATACTCTTTAGATACAGTTGACAAACCTCCGTTGGGAGAAGTTCAAAGTATGCACCTTTATATGGGTGATCCAGTATATGGTATAGTAAATACTGGCGCGGCTTTATATGGTCCGGCACTTTATAGTAATTTCTTTGTTGATTACAATGCAGGGGACTCAGTTGCTTTTGATTGGAAAGCTCTGTTCGGTACAGATGCCTACACTATATTTGCATATATGGTGGAAAAAGATACAGGAAATTATATTAATTTATTAAGGTCTTGGGGAGCAGATGCTACATCAGGTACAACATGGACTACAACAACAGTACCTATAACAACTACAGGAGCTTACAAGTTTGTATTTGTGGCTGGTAGTTGGGATTCAACTTTTGGTACAGTTGTTGGTGGTCAAATGTTGATAGATAACATTAGAAGAATACAACCTTAATAAATATATTTCTATGAATTTAAAAGAGTTAGATAGTTTTAGCTTATCAGATGCAATCAGTTTCCATGATGAGTTAAATCCCAACCTTTGGGACGGTCAAGCTCTACAACCAGAAGTTAAAGAACAACTTTTAATTATAGCAAAAGACTTTTTAGAAGAATTAGGCGTTAATGATTTAGACGTTAAAGATATAACTGTTTCTGGGTCAAACGCAGCATATAGCTATACACCACACAGTGATTTAGATTTACATATTTTAGTAGACCTGTCAAAATTAGACAACAACGAAATATACCGTGAATTATTCAATGCAAAAAAGACAATTTACAATGACACACATAATATCACAATACACGGGGTACCAGTTGAATTGTATGTACAAGACGCCAGAGAACCAGTTGTAAGTCTAGGTGAGTACAGCATACTAAAAGATAAATGGCTTAGAATCCCCACTAAGCGTAGAGCAAATTTAGACCAAACCGCCACCAAGCAAAAATATACAAAATTATCAGATATTATTAATAGAACATTAAAATCCAAGAACATTTTACAAGTCAATAAAATTATACAGAAAATTAAACAATATAGACAAGCTGGATTAGATAAAGGTGGTGAGTTTGGTCCCGAGAATTTAGCATATAAAATTTTACGTAAACAAGAATTGATTAGCAAATTATATAACTTACGTGATAAGTTACATAGCGAAGAATTAACAATAGAAGATTATGATCCTAATGGTCCTCCCCCTGGGCCTGAATTTAAACCTACAATGCCTAAGGGAACAGTCAGAGTTGATGTTAGTGATGTATATGACTGGTATAAACTAGGTCAACATATCAGCAACATGAAGGGTTTAGGTAAGCATGACTTTGGTAAAGGACCGCCAAGTACAATATTATCGTTCGGGGACGAAGATTTAGAACACAAATACATTCAAGCATTACAAAAGACAGGTCTTACAACAACAGACATTGATCCAGTTGATCCCAAACAACCTAAGGGCATGAAGCGTCAGAAAGTTGACCCTACATATAATGTAGTAGAAAACTTTGCCGATGATGGTACTACGCAAATTCAATTCAATCATAGCATAAGCTACGATTACAACGATGATCCAGAAAGAATTGCAGTTACGGCTAACAAAAATGGACAACAAATCGGATATGCGGAATTTGTAACAGACGACCCGAGTTATGGAGTATTTTATTCAGAATTTACAAAAGTTGAGCCTGAGTATCAAAAACAAGGTATAGGTCGCGGCATGTATAATTACGCAAAAAAATTAAAACAGATTAAACAAATTGTACCAAGTCCTAATCAAAGTGGTGCGGGTGCATCTCTGTGGAAACACAAAGATAGTGTCTGGGAGAATTTTTCCGATAGTAAGAACCCGCAGGACAAAGGCGACAGTAAAAGATATAAGGTACCCACTAAAGGTAAAATAAGTACATTACGCAAAGTAGCCGAGCAAGATATGACGGAAGGATTTGATCAACCTTATCCTCTTAAATGGGAAAAGAGTGATTATGGTGATGTTGACGCATTAGCAACATTAGCAGACGGAACATATCTAAGTATCATGTTCAACAAGCAACAAGATAACGAAGGTGAAGAAGTCGTGGAAGTTGAATTTTATAGAAACAACAGCCAAGAAGTTACAGGTGAAGGTGACGCAATGCGTATTTTTGCTACAGTATTGACTGCGATTCAGCAATATGTTAAAAAATATAAGCCTGCAAGATTGACGTTCTCAGCAAGGAAAGAAGTAGAACAGGATCAAAATACTGAAAGTCGTGCTAAGTTATACGATAGGTTAGTACAGCGTTATAGTAACGCATGGGGCTATAGAGCATTAAGAGCAGACAATGAGGATTTAGTCATTTACGAATTAAGTAGGTTAACGAGTGTAAAGGAAGAAGTCAATCCTAAAATTTTTAATGATATTATAAATTCACTACCTATGTTTGGAACTAAACCTGTTCAGATAGGTGACTTTATGTTTGACGCCCGCACTTTTATAGGTGGATTAGGAGATCCTGATGCAAAAGGATTACAAATTAGATCATATGATCCTAAAAAGCCAAAGGGTCAACAGACAATTGGTTCCGCAAGTTTTACTGTGAAAACTGATAAAAAAGGAAATTCATGGCTAGAAAGTGACGATACCAAAGTTGATGATGAATATCGTGGCAAAGGTGTAGCAGCACTGATGTATGCCTATGCTAAGAGTTTGGGCAATGATATTAAACCAAGTCCATATCAAAGTGAAAAAGGCCGTGCAATGTGGAAAAAATGGGGCAAGGATGCTGAACATTTAATGAGGGAAGCATCAGGTTACATTCCATCTGAAAAAGAGAAAAATGACCCTCGTTTTAAAACAGCGTTAACAGTGGATGTTCATCCTGACACTATGAAAAAAAACGCTAAAAAGTTTGGTAACAAGATTAGCAGAGCAGGCATACCCCCTACTGCTAGACCTGACGGTAAGTTCTAATAGTTTGGTATTTTGATAAATACTGTATCTTATTGGAAACTTATATGCGTTTTAGTCAAATAGTCAGCGAAACAACAACTGCTGGATCAATCGCCACAGTTGAAAGTCCCTTAGGGTCTACTCAAACTAGAAATGCCAGCATCTACGGTGGTAAAAAAGTAGGCTCACTATTCAAAGGAAAGAAAACAAACAAACCTTTTGCTAATTCAATCAGCGAAGGTAAAAAAGTTGATGAAGCTAAACTTGATGAAGAGGATATTATTGTAATCCCAGGTCAAGGAATGAAACGTAAAACAGGCTTTATAAAGCATGGTCAAAGCAGAGTAGACCATGAAGTTGAAATGGCACGTAGCGATGTACTAGCAACCATGAAGAATGCTAAAGCAATCTATGAATTGTTAAAGAATAGAACCGAAGAAGAAGGTCTTGAAGGTTGGGTTCAAGAAAAGTTAATAAAAGCCAATGATTATTTAAACGCAGTAAAAGAATACTACGATGGTAAAATGATACAAAAAGAAATGACCGGCGGAGTTATTGCAGGCGGACCTCAATATGAATCTCAAGAGGTTGAAGAAGGTGCTAAAGTAGAACGTATGAAAAAACACATTGAAAAATCTGAACGCAAATTAGGTTATAGTAAAGATGAAGCCGAAAATATTGCATGGGCCACTCTTAATAAGCGTGGGTATCTTGATAACAAAAACAAGAAAAAGGTTAAAAATAAATGAGTAAGATATTAGAAGCTCTAACTTCAGATACTAACAAGTTAGAAGGTCCTGCTAATAGCCCAAATAAAGTTTCAGTTTTGAAACAAGAATTAGAGCAAGCTAAAAAAGGCTTTGATCCAAATTATGAATACAGTGATGACCATAGTTATTGGAAAGAACAAAAAGATAAAGCTAATAAAATCTCAAGTATTAAAAAACAATTACGTGATGCTGGGGAAAATATAACTGAGTCTCAAAAGAAAACAATATCAGTATTAACTGAAGCAAGAACATATAAATTGTGGGAGAGTGCCGGCCGTAAAATTATGGAGGCAGAGTTAACACAAGATCAAATTCAAAATTTATTTAAAAGTATTGAAACTGCACAATCTGCGGCAGGTGGAAATCGTACATTATTAGGTAAAGGTAAAGATGCTGCAAGTGCAGTTAACAAAGCATGGGAAGATTTAAAAACTAAAGTACAAAATAGCGGCCCTATAAAAAATGTAGACGCTATGTACGATAAGGCTGCTGATCAACTCAAACAAGCAACCGGTGGTGATCAGGGCGTAATGAAATATGTCCAAAAGTATCGTGACTTTGCTAAAAAACATCCCGTTGCACAAAGTTTAATTTATTCTGCACTAATTGCTGCTGCCGGTATCAGTGGAGCTGGATTAGGCGGTGCTGCTGCATTAGGTCTATTTAAAATGGTAGACAAGTTATTGCAAGGCGAAAAGTTTAGTAGTGCTGCTTATAGTGGTGGTAAGACAGGTGCAATGGCATACGGTGCAAGTAAAGTTGGTGATATGTTTAGAGGAGGTTCTGAAGCAGGAGCAGCCCCGGGGTCAACAGGCGCAACTGATACTGCACAGAATACTCTTGCTGCAACAAGACAAGCAGCAGAAAAAGAAGCAATGGAAGCAATCAAATCAAGAATTGCAAATGGTGAAATAAAACCAACTGATACAGGCGCAATAAGAGAATTAGCACAAACAGTATTGGATGGATCAGGCATGCCACCACAAGCTATTGAAACTTCGGTTGAGAAACTTGTAACACAGTCAATGGGTGACGTTGCTAGACAAGCAGGGGGCCAAGCAACTTTAGGTATGGATACAGCAGGTGATGTAGCTCAATCTGTTGGAAGTAAACCACCAATATCAGTTAATTTACCAGGTGGTGAAATGAAATTTGCTGATCAAGCCGCATACGATGCATGGCAAAATGGACAGCAGTTAACGCAAGTACAAATGCCGGGAGGCGCAGTTTATTCTTTACCACAAACTCAAATTGACCAGGCAGCAGATGCTGCACAATCTGTAGCACAATCATCTGCGCCAATTGACTACACTAAGCCCGGTCCTACTAGTGTAGACTCTCTGGGACAAAAACTTGAATATGGAATTCCAATCAATGACAAAGGTTCATTTGTAGCACCAAACCCGAACTTGCCGCCTGAAGAATTGGCTCAGCAAACTGCTGCATATAATGCTTGGAAACAAAATTATATGTCTAGATTTCCTGAAGCCACGCTGCGTCCTGATGGTACCATGCAAGCATTCAAGCCTGGTTTGGCTCCTATGTTCCCGGGAGGTAGTCGAGTTCAAGAAACCGTTGATCAATGGAAAAGAGGAGAAAGGTTAGCTCAAACTCAACCAAAGAAACTTTCAGAATCTCAAATATATTTGATTATAGGTAAAGTTGTAGAGAAAGAAAAGTTAAAAGAAGGCATAATGGACACTGTTAAGGGTGCTGCCGGAAAAGCCAGAGATTGGGCTGCAACAAAAGGTAAGAACTTAACAACTAAAGTCACAGCAGACAAATTGTTACAAGCCTGGAAAAAAGCAGGTAGCCCGACCGACAGTGATAAAGTTGCACAAGTATTACAAGGTGCCGGTGTAAGTCCTGATATTATTAAACAAACTTTTGGTGGAATGAAATTACCCACACCGAATGCAGCTTCAGATGCAGGAGCTACAGGAACTGCAATGCCAACCGCGACAGGAACATCAACTGCAGGAGCTACAGGTGCAGGAGCTACAGGAACTGCAATGCCAGCAGCAAGTGCAAATAAAAGTGCTGGTGCAGCAGGTGATCAAAAAGAACCAACAATTTATAAGCAAACCAAAAATTTGCTTGGTCAATTAGACAAGAAAAGTAAACTACGTATTATAGCTACGCTTAAAAAAGATTTACAACTTGCAGAGAGCGGTCGTACATTAAGTATATTTGAAATTACACAAGAATTATTAATAGAAAATAAAAATAATAAAGAATATAACTATGATGATCCAGACTGGGATGCAAAAATTAGTAGATTAGGTAAAATGGCAAAAGAAGGTCCTCGCAAAACTGTATGGGACCCTGAGAAGCGTGTGTATAAGACTGTTCCAGTTAATCCACCTAAAGAAAAAGGTGTGGCGGAAGTAAGTGATGCTACAAAACAAAGTTATAAATCTAAAGCACAAGCACAAGTACGTGAATTAGAACCGCATGCTAAAAAAGGTGAATATAAAGATATAGCACAAAGAGCTATAGACCGTAGACAAAAAGGTCTAGCTAAATTAAATCGGGAATAATAATATGAAAATCTCTGAAGTAGAAATTATTAATGAAGATTGGCAAAAAGTCAATAAAAAAGATAAGACTGATGGTATGAGCCGTAAGGCAGTTAAAGCATACCGTCGTGAAAATCCAGGTAGCAAATTAAAAACTGCTGTAACAACTAAGCCAAGCAAATTAAAGAAGGGTTCTAAGGCTGCTAAACGCCGTAAATCTTTCTGCGCTAGAATGAAGGGCATGAAAAAATCACGCACAAGTGCTAAAACAAAGCGTAACCCGGATAGCCCAATCAATAAGGCACTACGCCGTTGGAACTGTGAGTCTGTACAAGATATGCAGAACTTAGTAATGATTGCCGAGGCAAAAATTGCCAAAATGCGTGAAGCAGCTAATCCTGCACAACAGGCTGCAATTGCTATAGCGATGAAGAAAAAAGGTCAGAAGCCTAAATCAAAATGAAATCAAGTGAGTTTATTACTGAAGGTTTTGGATTAAACTATCCCTCTACTTATGAACAAGAGAGGGGTAGACCTAGTAATACACGTAAACAACGCACATATGCACTTACCAATGAAGATGCAGAAAGTGATATTGGTAAAAGAGTAATTGACTTTTACATGAGAGATGTTGGTAAATTCAGTAAAAAACCTGTTGAAGATTTTGATAGTAAAGCTAACGAACTAATTAATAAAGCTCCACAATCTATTAAAGGCAAAGTTGCAGAGATATTTAAAAAAGCAAAAGACAATCCTTATATACAAGGTGGTGTAATTACTACAGTTGCTTCATTACTAGCAAGTAGTGTAATAAGTTCTGCTACAAAGATGCAACTTACCCCACAACAAACTAATATAATGTTACAAGCTATTTTAAATACAATAGTACCAACTATTATAAGCAGAATTAATGGTAAAAATTGGATAGACACTATCAAATATACACTAGCAAGCGCTGGTATAGGTACTAGCATTGCTGCTATAGCGGAGAGTAAAAAATGAAAAATTATAAATTTACAGCAGAATGCAAAAGTGGTCAAGTAAAAACTTTTGAATTTACAGCAAACGGTTATCAAGCAGCTAGAAAAAAATTACAAGAGTTAATAGAGGCAAACTAAATGGACAAAGTTTGGGATTTTTATTGGCAATATAAAGGACGTTTACCAGGACAGAAATGAAACCTGTATTAATATTAGCGCATCAAATCCCCGAACATCCTGCATATTTGACTACGTGGCTAAAAAGTAACAACGTGTCATATCAACTATTTAATGCAGGTAAAAATCAAGAATTCCCTACATCAATAGAACCTTATTCAGCCCTAGCAGTAATGGGTGGGGGCATGAGTGCTAACGACCCATTACTAAGTAATAGACAGGCTGAAATACTTATACTACAATCAATGTACAGAGACATACCTGTTATAGGGCATTGTCTAGGTGGACAATTAATGGCTAAAGCATTAGGTGGTAAAATTACCACATCATTTCAGCCTGAGATAGGTTGGCAAGAAATACGTTATATAGATAACCCATCAACAACTGAATGGTTTGGCACTAATCCAACTGATACCGTGATACATTGGCACTATGAAACTTTTAGTATACCTACTGGTGCTAATTTATTAGCAACGTCTTATGCTTGTCAAAATCAAGCATTTAGTGTTGGGAAGCATTTAGCTATGCAATTTCACATTGAAATTGACGAAGCAAAAGCAGTAGCTTGGACAGAAGATATAGATCCTAAATGGGAATCAGCTATTAACACATATAATTCAGTTCAAAACAAAGAACAAATAATAAACGATATTCCAAAATACATAGACAAGCACAAGTCTACAGCAAATAGTATCTATACAAATTGGCTAAAAACTACAGATTGGTCTGAACTAATCAAAAACTGATAAATATCTAAAAGACAAAGGTTTATTATGCTTTCAGATAACTTAAAGGTTTTACTAGCCAGCACCCAAGCGTTTGCTATTAAAAGTCAAAACTTTCATTGGAACGTAGAGGGTAGTGATTTCCCTCAATATCATGCTTTCTTTGATACACTATACAATGATGTAAGTGACACTATTGATAAAATTGCAGAATATGTAAGAATTTTAGGTCACTATACTCCAGGCAGTCTTAGCCGATATATAGAATTGTCAATAATACAAGATCAAACAAAAATACCACGTGCTGAGTTAATGTTTGCTGAATCATTGCAAGATTGTGAGAAAATTTCAGAATTAGTAGTTGCTATGTTTCACGAAGCAACAAATGAAAATCAGCAAGGTATTGCTAACTATATGGCTGAATTGCAAGATTTGTATGGCAAAAAAGCGTGGTTTATAAGAAGCATTCTTAAAAAAGAACGTGAGTAAATTATGAAATATTGGATGGACTACGTTAAAGCAAGTTACGAAGTTATCTTATATGGTGAAGAGAAATCAGGTATTAATTTAGAACATGAAATAGAAGCATTTGTTGTGCATACGTTTGCAAGATATATGGAAAATCCACGTATACCAACAGATGCAATAGCAATACAGTTAATGGAGTCATTAAATAAAACAGGAGAAATTAGAAAACAACATCTACAAAAAGTTGCAGAAGAATGTATACTAATTGACGGGTTAGATTTAAATTGTAAAAAATGGCCTAGTCAAAATTATTTTGTAGATATGGGTAAAGTAGCACTTGGTTACAGAGCATACGCAGAAAGACCTCCTGAATTGTTTTATGAAACTGTAGCTCACAATATGAATAAAATAAGCAAAGTTTTGCATAGAATAAAAAACGAAGTATGAGAGCATTAGAATTTTTAAAAGAAAATAAAATCACTTTACAAGATTTGTACAACGGAGAATTTCCTGACCGTGATGAAATGTTTTGGGATTACGTACAAACAAGTGATTTAAAAAATCCTTTAGAAATTCAAGTTATGCCCAAACATAAACTATCAATAATGTTGCAAGGTCAATATCGTGTAGAGCATTTAGATGAATTATTAGACATGATGGATGATGACCAAAAAGAAAAATTAGAACATTATGTAAATGATCCAAATCTAAGTAATAAAATTATAGTAACAGCAGATAATAAAATTATAGATGGCAATCACCGTGCTTTAGCAGCAGCAATGAAAGGTGTCCCCATCAAATATATAGATTTATCAGACATAGATAACATTGATGAAATGGCATTGTCAAAGTACCAAACATTTGGTGACTTTACAAAGCCCGGACCATTTAGAGGCCCTGACAAAAAGTTAGTCCCTCATAAAAAGAATATAGAAAAAGCAACTACATTCTTTGAAAAAACTCCATATGACTTTAGATTATTCTTTAGTAACATTCCAGGTACAGGTCGTTACAGTGAATATGGTCCAATGAGACCAGAAGCAATAAAAGAAATATTTAAAGATCAAGCAGAAGAAATATTAAAAGATAGCAGTGATGCTATTACTGTTGTGTTTGTTGGCAACAAGGGTGATAGTAAAGTAATGTTGACTCCATGGATAATGGCACATAGATTTGGACATGCTATTCAAGCAGGTGTTCGTGGCAATCGTGGGTGGAGTGCTTGGACAGAAGCAGAAAAACATTTCTTTAGTACAATCAATAACTTGCTTGAAGAATATTATGGTAAAATAAGTTCAAATCGCATGGGAGTAACACCAAACTCAATGAAATTTGATTTAACTCCAGAATACAATGCATTATTCAATAGTATAGGAACACAGCGTAGTAGTCGCAGTGGTCAGATTAAAAGACCATATGAATTTCTTTATGAAATATTTGCACAATACTTAGGTACTGGAAAAATAAAATTTAATCCATTACCAACTAATTTAGGTTATGGTCGCAAGGCATGGGGCACACCATCAAAGTACTTGAACATTAAACCAGAGTTCCGTGACGAAGCAGAACGCAATCAAATATCTGACATGTTGGCTAATGATATGGAATTAATGTTTAACGATGTATTGTCATCAAGTGTTGGTAATATATATGTGATGTAATATGAGAGCAAATGAATTTTTAATTGAGTTTGAACTACCTAAAAATAAATGGGAACTTGTAGTATCAAACGATGACAAACAAGAACTAGGCAATGAACTAGTTGATCTTGTAAGCCAAGCATATTCAAACACACCTCAAGGTAGTTTTGTTAATTCAATTAAAGATGTTATTCCTAGTGATTGGAATGTAATAGATTGGGATCGAGATCCTGATGTTGATAGTTGTGTTTTTTATCGTGCAAATAGAACTGGTGAAAATTGGAGTGGTTATAAAATTCAAGGTCTAGGACATGATGGAACACGCACCAGTAAAGATAAAGCAATAAATAAAATCCAAGAGTTACTTTCTAGACCAGGCGTTTGGATTGAGTCAAGTGATGCTATGCGCCATGTGTTAAAGAAACTTAATGTCCCATCAATTACTGATGAAAAGTTTTTACAAAAATTATTCAACGATCCTGACTTAAAAATGATTGACAATGATACTTATGTTCGTATGTTGCCAAATGGTCAGAAAGTAACAGAAACAGTATTTGGAAATCCTAAACTTGTGAGAGCAAATGAATCTGTCCATGAAGAAGCCAAAGCAATCAAAACAGATAGCTTAGTATTGAAGTACGCATTCAATGACGAAGCCTTACTGATGAAGGCTTATGAGCGAAAGACTGGAAGCCCATTGGCATTTGTTAAGTTTGTAAAAGAAAAGAAAGAATTGTATCCAGAAAATCTTTGGGTACATGATGATTATCGTAACAGAGGTATAGCAAAAACAATGTACGATACACTAAAGTCTGAAGGATATGTAATAAACAGAAGTCATGACCAAACAAAAGCAGGTAGTGGATTCTGGGATAAACATCGTGGTGAGGATGCATACGTTTGGGAAGTAAGTGTTAGCGCACCGGGTGGACAACATAAATGGTTAGGTAAAGAATTTTATAGGCACTTAGTATGAAGAAAATTATAACAACATTATTACTAGCAATAGCTTCAATAGCATATGCTCAAAAACAACCTCAGGGGGTAACCTATGATGCACAAATCGTTCGTGTGAATGACGGCGATACTGTAGTCATAGCGGCTCCCTTTCTACCTGCTCCGCTCAAACCAGAACTTGCAGTTAGAATCTATGGCGTGGATACTCCAGAAAAAGGATTTAGAGCAAAATGTCCCCAAGAAGATGCTAGAGGACAAGCAGCAAGCAAGTTCACAAAAGATATGGTTGCGAATAGTCAAAAACGACAAGTCGTCCTCTATGACTGGGACAAATTCGGTGGCCGTGTTTTGGGAGATATCATTTTAAACGGACAAAGTTTACGAAGCATGTTAATTAAAAATGGATTTGCCCGCGAATACTTTGGTGACGCTAAACAGAGTTGGTGCAATTAAAGTTTTTTATAAACAAAGTATAATCTATCGTTATTATCTTTTTTAAAAGTTTCTAATTTTAGATTGTATTTGTCTGCAAACTCTTTGACTACTTCAAATGACCATGGAAATATATCAACATATGGCCCTGTCTTATGAGATATTCCAGGATTGGCTCTTAAGAACATTGAGCCGCCTTGCTGAAGTATACTAACACATTTTGCAAAGCGTTTTTCAATTTCATCTTTGCTATTGAAATTAATAGACCCTAATGCAATAATAACATCGTGTTCACCTACATAATCTAATATATCAACCATGTAATCTGCACAATTGTTATAAGGGTCAATACCTATCAAATTATGTATTCTACCCTTGAATGGATGATACCCGCACCCAACATCAAGTACACTCTTTGGATTTAAATTATTAACTTCTTCAGCTAATTGCCACCCAGTATAATCATACTCGTTTGTTCTAGGCTTCCAAATTTCAGCAAAGAATCTATGAGTATAACGGTTACTTAAATCAGTTGTAATGTCACTTAACGTTCCAATATAGTCACAAGACAAACTTAATTCAGCTTCAACACTATCTTTGAATTTACGATATCTAGCAGGAGTCCATGGTAGTTGGTCTACTATAGTATTCTCATCAATAGAAATATTTGCATACTTTGGTAAATTAAATGCGTTTGACAAATTTTCTTTAAGTAGCTTAAAAATTTTAGTATTCATATAAAAATTTCTTAAAAATTAAAAATTTTTGCCCAATGGCATAAATATTTTGTATTTTATTTATAGGGAGTTAGTATGAAACAAATTATTTTGTCATTATTATTGTGCCCAATATTAGCAATGGCACAACCAGTAACCGGGACTGTTAAAGTAATAATAGGATTCGCACCTGGATCAGGTAACGAGATATCTTTTAGAAAAGCATCAAGTATTGTAGAAAAAAACAATCCAAACGTAAACTTTGTAATAGAAAATAAACCAGGAGCTGATGCAGTAGTTGCACAAAATACAGTTTTATCAGCAACGAAAGACGGTAAATTAATAGGTGTGCCTAGTCATATGAGTCTATTTGTAACTAATGATATTTGGCAAAAAGATATTAAAAAGTTTCAGTATAACAGTTTTACTAACGTTGTTACGTTAGGGCAAAGTCCATTAGCATTAGTAGCTAAATCATCTAGTATAATAGATACCCCACAACAGTTCCTAGCAACAGTACAATCTGGTCATAGAAGTATAAACATAGCAACTGGTGGCGGCGCACATCAAATGGCGTACGAATACATTATGCTTAAATTAAAAGGTGACAGAACAAAAATTCAAGCAGTTAGATATCAAGGACCTAGTCAAGCAGTAACAGCAGTTGCTGGTGACAAGGACGTAGAGTTTGGAATTATGCCAATTGCAATCGCAAGACCATTAATTGAAGCCGGCAAAGTTAAATTGATAGGGTTAACTGGAAATCGTGTACCCGAGAAAATGCAAGATGCTAAATTATTAGAACATAGCATTCCAGGTATCAGTGTATATGCAGGATGGTTAGTTAGCTTGCCACCAGACACTCCAAAAAATATCTCAGACTGGTATCAAAAAGAATTTAGTGCTGCAATTAGAAGTAAAGAATATAGAGAATGGGCAAAAGAAAATTATATTTTAATTGCTGAAGACCAGTTAAATATTAATGGTGTAAACAACTATGCTGAAACTCTTAGAAAAAGTTTTGCACCAATAATTGAGTCTTTATCTAAATGAAATATATTTTTGTAGCAGGTGCACCCGGTAGTAAATGGTCAAGTGTAGTTAAAAATATTTACTATAGTGATAGTATAGACCGTAGCGATTATAGTGATGAACGTACATATTACCATGATGCATCCGGCGAAATGCAATTAATGCATCTTGGTGCATACTTTGATCCTGGCATGGAATTTGGAACCATGCTTGATAATATGTACTCATATAGTAAAAAAGATTTAGAAAAAGAATTTGACAGACCGTTTAGCAGTACAGGAATTAGAATTATTAAATCGCATGTGTTTGCAAATAATATCAACTTTTTAAAAGAACATTGGCCTGAATGCCCTATTGTATTAGTTCATAGAAGTGATGACAGTTGTTTGGGTTGGTGGGTTAAATGTGGTCACTTCAATATCACATATCCTGATTATTCAAGTTACTACCAAAACTTAAAAGTAATGGCTAATAAAATTAAACAACAAAATCAAGGGATTACAGATGCAATGTGGTATTATAAACACAAAGGGTTAAAAGAAGTATACACAAATTTAGATTTGTGTAATGTTTTGGCCATTAAATGGCCAAATAATGAATATAGTCAAAACTATTTAAACAACGATGTAAAGGTTGCAGTAATATGATAAAAAGTAGTTGGGAAGAAACTAAAAAATTAAGCAAATATCATTTTGATAATTTTAAAAATGATAATCAACAAGATAAAGTAGATGTATTAGGTAAACTTACATATGACTTTAAAGATGATGTAGCAAAAATAATTAAATCGTCAAAACCAAGTACATGGAGAACACGCGGAGAACATAGCAATGCAAGATCATCTATTGAGTACGATACAGAAGAATATGATTTAGAAAATACTGGTTATAGTAAGAATCATATTGTTAGTAATTTAACATATGAAATGACACCAGTGTGTAATAGGATAGGTGAATTATTTAACTTTGATAAAATGTCAAAAAGACTGCATGTACAACTACCTGGACAAGTTTGGAATTTACACATAGACAAATTACAAAAATATAATCCAGATTATCCAGAAACTGTTATGAGAGTCATGATACAACTTACAGACTGGGAGCAGGGTCATTTTTGGAGTTATGGTAATTTCATGTATAAACAATGGCGTGCTGGAGAAGTTACTACGTTTGATTGGCAAAATATCCCACATTCTACTGCAAATGCAGGACATAATCCAAGAGTTACATTACAAATTACTGGTATAATGACTGATCAGTCAAAAGAATTTATTAATAGATTAAAAAGATTTCAAAAATACGACTTAACATTTGATTAAGAAATATTTTGATTTATCAAGTTTAACCAATAATTTTTTCTATGCGTAGTGTATACAGAAGGTGAAGTATAACTGCATCTATCCATAAGTTGTTTATAATTTTGTTTTTCTAAATCTTCATCTGGTATATTATAGTACCAAGCGGTTCCTATTCTCCAACCGCCCCAGCGATAACTTTTCCATTTTTCTATACTATAAAAATCAGATAATTTAGTTGCTTCTTTATAATCCATATATTTATTTTTCCAGTTTACAAATACACTAGTGGGATCTATATCACTTACATCATAGCCATATTTTTCTGGATTTTCTTCTATTGGGCTTTTTGTATTGTCAGCTAAATTTATTGAGTTGAATTCGTCTTTGTTTTTTCCAAAAATTATTGTTTCGCCGATATTTTTTCTGTGTATATGTAGAGGAGCATAATACCACCAATCTAAAAAATTAGGTTGATGTTTTACAAACGTTTCATTCCATATCCCTGGATCTTCTTTAGTATCACCTGGTAATCCTACAATAAGAGTTCCAGCTAATCTAAGTTTGGGCGCAAGTTGTTTTAGTTCAGCAGTCGCATCAATTATTTTTTCTATGGCTATTGGTCTACCTATTAATTTACGTGTTGAATTGTTCCCGCTTTCAATTCCATAATGTCCACCTCGTAAACCACTACTTGCTAGTGCTTTTATCATGGCAGGTCTTGTTACAAGCATTTCTGGTCTTATGTATGCAACATATTCAAAATCTGGTAATCTTGCTAAATCAACAGCACGTTTTAATGTGTCAATCTTTTCAATACTATCATTAAAAGTATCATCGGCTAACATATATCTTGTTATACCAAATAAATCATAATTTTGACGTAATTCTTCAGCTATACTTTTTTCAGTACGAACATAATCTCTTATTTTTTTGTTTTTAAATGCAAATTTACAAAATGCACAATTAAAAACGCATCCACGACTTATCTCTAAAGAAAGTGCTTGATGTGATTTATATTGATCGTCTGGATGATATCTAGTAAACATTAAATCCATGTCATCGATAGGATAGTCACGGTTGCTGTCTATATAATTTACATCATAATCAGCATTTTTTAGATTTGTATATTTTAAGTTTCCTGTCCCATACTTTAAATACTGCATTAATAAAGGCATTGAGAGTTCTCCGTAACCACTTACTACCCAATCTGTTAACTTAAGAAGTTCAATTGGAATTCTCCCGATAGTTTGTGTTCCAATTGTAATTTTCACATTTGGAAATCTCTGTTGTTGATTATCTTTAATTCTTTTAAATTGAAGAATCTGCTCTTCGGTCTCCCATCTGAGCATAGCCCAAACAAAAGACAAACCAATAGCTAAAGTGTCTGGACCTACACAATAATTTAAAATTTTATCAAGCTCGTCACTTGTTAAAATATCCTCAAAATCTATCAAAGAACATGTGTAACCATGATTTTCTAATACAGTTCGTATTCTGTAAGGACCTAATGCTCTTCCAGTGTTTTCATTAGGAAGGCCACCAATTAAAACAAAATGCGAATTTTTTTTCAGACTCATAAGAAAGTATTTAAGACTTATATTTATTAATAAAAATTTATCCAATTCTTGCGCCAAATTTATGCATTAATTAAATAGATGGTAAATTTAATAAATATAATTAAATATAAGCATTCAACTGAGGCAGATCAATTTCATTAATGAAACCAAGCGATTTTCAAATATATGACCATGAAAAACTTGACAAAATTCTAGTAGAGTTATGTCAACTAATTATTGACGGGCAAAAAATAAATTCTAACTTATATGGGATGGTTGGGGCTGCGGTATTGGATAATGATAATAATTTAGTTAAAAGTACAAGTTATAAAACTAAAGGCAAGTTCGTACATGCTGAACGTGCAGCAATAGATAAGTATGAAAAAAATTATGGTCCATTGTCATCAGGATCTATAATTATTACTACACTAAGTCCTTGTAGTAAATCAATGGATGATAGATACAGTGATAGTTGTACATCATTAATAAATGATAGTCCAATTAAAAAAGTATATAGCGGTTATAGCGATCCCACTCAAGATAATTCAGAAAGCTACAAACACAAAAAGTTTCATATACAAACTACAAAGAATAAACAAATTTTAGAATTATGTAAAACATTTGCTGATACATTTTTAAAAGAAAGTTTGTTAGAAGTTAATCCAAATACATTATCTGGTAGTGAAGGTCCAGGGTTAAATGAATGTAGAACATATTTACTAGAGCAACTTAAAAAAATAAAAACAGAATTTGATACCATTTATATTTTAGGCAGTTGGTATGGTAATTTAAGTATGATGATTGAAAATGATAATGATTTTAACTTTGATAGAATCATAAACGTAGAATCTGATAAAGAAGCATTAGAAACAGGTCAAGAAGTAATAGATAAATTAAATTACAAGTTTATCTATGGTATGTATAAAGATGCCAACAAACTAACTTACCAAGAACTAGGAAATAATGGACTTGTTATTAATACAAGTTGTAATAATATTGACGGTACTGATTGGTTTGCAAACATACCTGATAATACAATGTGCATATTATCAGCACGTAATAACGACGAAGGCGCCATAAATAAATTTAATAGTACGATTGATTTGTTAGAAAAGTATCCACTGAATAATATATTATATGCAGGTAAAAAAGAGTTTATGGATCCTGAAACAAAATATGATTACTATCTTGTTATAGGGACAAAATAATGTATGAAATTCTTTACTTGTTAATTCTAACACATATTACTATTGTATGCGTTACTGTATACTTACATAGAGGTCAAGCACATAAAGGTTTAATTTTCAATCCAATATTAGAACACTTTATGCGTTTTTGGTTGTGGCTTACAACTGGTATGATAACCAAACAATGGGTAGCTATACATCGTAAACATCATAGGTATTGTGAAACAGTGGATGACCCGCATAGCCCGCATATATACGGTATATGGAAAGTATTATTTAAAGGAGCATTGTTATACCATGAAGCGTCAAAAGATAAAAATATGGTTGATTCATATGGTGTTGGCACTCCTTCTGATTGGTTGGAGCACAACATATACAGTCCTCACTCCAGACTTGGCATTGGCATTCTCTTTTTGTTCAACATCTGGCTCTTTGGTTGGATTGGCGCCCTAATATGGATAGTACAAATGATATGGATTCCGTTCTGGGCTGCTGGGGTAGTTAACGGTTTAGGACATTGGTTTGGATATAGAAATGGTGAGACTAAAGATAATAGCAAAAATATAAGTCCTTTAGGCTTTATAATTGGTGGAGAAGAATTGCATAATAATCATCATTTAAATCCTGCTAGCCCCAAACTAAGTTTACGCTGGTACGAAATAGACGTTGGTTGGATATATATTAAGATTTTTGAAATGCTTAAATTACTTAAACTTAAAAATAATCTTAAAGTTTAAAAAATTCTTGTAGATAAATAGATGTATATATAGGTGTTTTTATGTTACTAATTTGTAAAGATATAAATGGAAATGAATGCACACCCTTACATATATGGGTAGCACAATATGGAAGTGCTGAGGATCAAATGGTGCATGATAATCCTGATTCAACTACTGATAAAATAGAATTAATTAAAAGATACTATGTACAAAATTCTGTACGTTATCTAGAAGAATACCAAGATGGTGTTTTGATAAAAACAGATGAAATATGTGAAGATGGCAATTTAAAGATTAAACAAAGTATGACAGAAGTACCTGTAGAGCATGAATCTAATGAGTTTAAATACGTATATAAAACAAAAGATGGGGAAAATTGTAAAGGTTTTTACGAGTGGGTTTTAGAATTTGGGACTGAAGAAGAATTAAAAGTACATAATTCTGAAAATTTTGATCAAAAATCTGAGTTACTTTTGAAATATATGAAAGCTGTAGGTGCTGTTAAATATGATTTATATTTTAATAATGTACTTATTGAAGAATTTGAATTATTTGATGAGTCGGGGCAAATGTTATGATAGTTGAAAATATAATTTTAGAAAGTGCAGCTTCAGAATTAGCGCAAAAATTACCTTCCTTAAAAAAACATAATTATGATACCATAGATAAATTAATGCGCGGTATAGCAAACAAACATAAGATTACAGGCAAGGCCCTACATAATTTATTTTTACATAAGTATAAGAAAACACCAGATGATTGGATAAAAGGTAAACTTGATGAAGAAGATGAAGAAAAAGTAGATTTTGATAATCTTCCTGTTATGCAAAAGTTTATTAGTTGGACAGCAGATAAAATTAATTTAGAAAATATTCCAAAGTTTGAATGGAGCTATGATACTAAAGATGCACAAATAAATCATCATACAGGACGTCATGCTGAAGGTTCTAATGAAGTTTGGGTCTATGTAAGAAATCGCAATTTAGTTGATATAATGCGTACAGTATTTCATGAATTGGTTCACTGCCGTCAAGGTGAATTAGATATGATTCAACCTGGGGATAGCTATCCCGGCAGTCCAATAGAAATGGAAGCAGATATGATGGCTGGCAAATACATGAAAATATTTGGTAAAATGCATCCAGAAATCTTTCAATAAATTACACAATCGTCTATAATATATAGATGATTAAACTCCTAGTTCCACTACCCAAAAAAGTAACAGTTGCCTGCAGCGGTGGTGTGGATAGTATGGCTGTGGTTGATTTTCTTAAACGAAAGCATGACGTAACCCTTGCGTATTTTCATCATCGTACAACGCACGGTGAACATGCTATGGAATTTGTTGCCAAATATGCTACGGAAAATAACATGTCTATGCTTTTTGGTAGCTGTCGTAGTGAAAAATCAAATGAAGAATCAATGGAAGAGTATTGGCGCAGAGAGCGTTACGACTTTTTAAAAGACTTGGGGCCCGTAATCACTTGCCATCATCTTGATGATTGTGTAGAAACATATGTTTGGTCTAGCCTTCATGGTACACCCAAAGTCATTCCTATGATTCGTAATAACGTATTGCGTCCATTTTTAACTACACGTAAAAGTGAATTTGTATCTTGGTGTGAGCGTCATAATGTTCCATGGATTGAGGATCATTCTAACAAAGATATCAAATACACAAGAAACTATATTAGAAATGAAATGATGCCGCATATTTTGCGAGTTAACCCAGGCATTCATTCTTTGGTGAAAAAAATCATTGAAAATAAGAATTAATACATATATAATAGTCTATTAAAGGAGAACTTATGACTTCACGTACATTTAATGGTGACGCAAAAATTAAACTCACCCAACTTATCAACGAAGGCATGGCAACCATGCATGAGATTGAAACACTATCTGGTGGTTTGAACGATACTATCAAAGCAGTTGCAGAAGAATTGGAAATTAAACCAAGCATTCTAAAGAAAGCTGTAAAGACTGCATATAAAGCCCGGCTAGGTGAAACAAACAAAGAAAACGAAGAACTCAATACTATTCTGGAGACAGTCGGCAAAACTCTATGAGTAGGCTAGTTGCATTTGGTTGCTCATATACATATGGTCATGGTCTAGTAGACTGCCATATAGAACCAAATACATATGGACCATTACCTAGTAAGTTTGCATGGCCACAATTGTTAGCTGATATGCTTGGAATTGAAGCTGTAAATTTAGGTAAACCAGGATTAAGCAACTTACATATTTTATGGAAATTATTAAATTTTCAATTTAAAACTGATGATTTATGTATTGTTATGTGGACCCATTTTGGAAGACTTCCATATAGCAATCTTAAATACGATTCTTCCGACATAGATTGGAATTATTATGACAATTCAGTTATTAAGCAACTTCCACAAATAGAAGAAGAAAATATTGTAATTAATAATTATATAGCAATGCATCATGCATGGTTACATCTTTCAATAAAAAATATAAAAAATTACTTTGTTGTAGCCCCAAAAGATATTAAATTTTATAAAGCCCCTGATATCTCAATACCTAGTTTAATAACTAAAAATCCAATTTTACTAAAAGAGATAGATAAAGGCTTAGATAAGATGCATCCGGGACCAAAAACACACGAAGTAATTGCAAAATACCTTTTTAATCAAATAAACACCCCATCTTTATGAAATTATTTTTTGATGAAAAGGGTCACACAGACTATGCAAATCATTGCGTTTCTCCTGAAATTCTTTTAGAACAAGATAAATGGAATTTTACAAAAAATTTAGAAGAAGCAGATGTTGTCCCAATAGACTACCATACTACAATTAATTTAAATGAAATAAAACTTAAAGATCATCAGTTACTTGTGGTTTGGTTTTATGAAACGACAGGTAATACATTTACCCCAGAAAAATGCAGACAAGATACAAAAAAATTTTTTGATGCACATTACAAAACATTAGTTTTTCATACAAATGAATTAGATAATAAGGATGTAAATTATATCCCAAGTAATGTTATGTATAATAGGCAAAGAATGTTTTGTGTTAATTATAGTTATATATGTGAAAATTTACAATGGACTAGAGGAATACCAAAAGTAGCATTTGAATTAACAGATATTAATAAAGTATATTCAAATGAAAATAAAAAGTTTTTAGTTCCAAATAGAATTTTTTCTAATGCTACAGACCAAAGAAATACATTTAGATATAATCTTAAAAATTATTTAAAATCTATCAAAGCTAGTATGTATCTAAGCGATCCTGAGAAAGGTATTTACTTTAAACCAAATGGAATTACTGATGTTTCTAAAATAGATACTGTACAAGGTGGAAGTTGGCATCCTATAGATAATTATTACTATAATACTTCTTATGTGGGTATACATACAGAAACTATTTGGGAAAATCCTGATATTTTTTATCCTACTGAAAAGTATTTTGATAATTTAATAAAAGGAAATTTTCCATTGATATTTGCCGCGCCTAACTTTGTAAGTAATTTAAAAAAGTTTTATAATTTTAGGTTTCCCGATTGGATAGACTATTCATACGATAACATATATAATTACTCAGAACGTATAGCAGCATTTTATGAATCCATAAACAAAGTATCCAAACTTAGTTTACTAGATTTGCATTCGCTTTATCTACGTGATAAAGAAAACATTTTGGAACACAACAAAAAAATTTTTTACACTAAACCCTGTATGTTGTTGTACAATAAAATAATTGAAGCTAAAAGGTTGTTAAATTATTAAATGAGTTATGTAGACGCAATACACGACCGTGATAGCGATAGAATTTTTGTAGTTGAACGCGGTACTGACCAAAAACGTCACTACAAAGAATATCCTGCCAACTATACATTCTATTATCCTGATATCAAAGGCAAATACCGTAGCATCTATGGTAATTCTGTAACAAAATTTAGTACACGAAAGCGTAGTGAGTTTGAAAAAGAACGCAGAATTCACAGTGGCAAAGAACTATTCGAAAGTGATATCAACGTAGTTTTTAGATGTTTGAGTGAAAACTATTTAAAAGTTGAACCTCCAAAACTTCATACATGTTTCTTTGACATTGAAGTTGACTTTGATCCTGAAAAAGGTTTCAGTCCTACTGATGATCCATTCAATCCCGTAACTGCTATTTCGATGTACTTGGATTGGCAAGACCTATTAATTACTTTGTGTATCGCACCCAAACATATGAGTAACGATACTACAAACGAAATCGTAAGTAGGTTTGATAACTGTCTACTGTTCAAAAGTGAAATTGAAATGTTTGAAACATTCTTTCAACTTATCGAAGATGCAGATGTGTTAACAGGCTGGAACTCAGAGGGCTATGATATACCCTACATGGTCAATCGTGTTACACGTGTAATGAGTAAAGACGATACACGTAAATTCTGTTTGCTTGGACAACTTCCTAAACCAAGAAAGTACGAACGTTTCGGTAAAGAAGAAACAACTTATGATTTAGTTGGTCGTATTCACATGGACTACTTACAGTTGTATAAAAAGTACAACTATGAAAGTCGCCATAGTTATAAACTTGATGCTATTGGTGAAATGGAAGTAGGTGAGAATAAGACACAATACGAGGGTACTCTTGACCAGTTATACAATAAGGATTGGCAAAAATTCTTAGAATATAACAGGCAGGATACAATGCTGTTGGTAAAGATTCATAACAAATTAAAGTTCTTGGATCTTGCAAACGCACTGGCACATGAAAATACAGTGTTGTTACCAACAGTTATGGGTTCAGTTGCTATGATTGAAATGGCAATTATGAATGAAGCGCATGAGCGTGGTTTAGTTGTACCAGATAAGAAAAGGAAAAATGACAATGCAGATGAAATCCAACAAGCAGCAGGTGCCTATGTTGCTACGCCCAAAAAAGGAATGCACGAATATGTCGGAGCAGTTGACATTAACTCGCTCTATCCCTCGACTATTCGTGCCCTCAACATGGCACCAGAAACAATCATTGGACAGCTTAGACAAACCCTCACAGAAAAATACATGAATGATCGTGGGCTAGAATTAGCACGTGAGAAAAAACAATATAAAGAAGGTGACGATGCAGTAACAGGTGCTATTCTATGGGAGAATTTATTTGGTAGTTTAGAATACACAGCAGTAATGAACCAAGAACGTGGCACTATGCTTACACTTGATTATGCAGATGGTCGTAGTGTTGAAATGAGTGCAGCAGAAATATGGAAATTAATCTTTGACAGTCATAAGCCTTGGATGCTATCTGCAAACGGTACAATCTTTACTTATGAAAAAGAAGGTGTAATTCCTGGTCTATTAACTCGCTGGTATAGTGATAGAAAGGGTATGCAAAAGAAACTCAAAGAATCAACTACACAAGCTGATAAAGAATATTGGGATAAGAGACAACTAGTTCGCAAGATTTTGCTTAACAGTGCATATGGTGCATTGTTGAATGAGCATTGTCGTTTCTACGATAAACGTATTGGTCAAAGCGTTACATTAAGTGGTCGTCAGATTGTTAAACACATGATGAGCCAGATCAACTTAGTCGTGGCAGGTGAATATACTCACACAGGTCCTGCAATTGTTTATGGTGATACTGACAGTTGTTATTTCAGTGCTTATCCTATTTATAAAGAAATGATTAATAAGGGTGAAATGGAATGGAACAAGGACGCATGTATTCAGATTTACGATGCTATCGCCGAAGAAGCAAACAGTAGCTTTCCTCAGTTTTTAGAAAAAGCATTTCATGCACCTCGAAAGAACGGAGAGATTATTAAAGCTGGTCGTGAACTGATTGGTGATCGTAGTATCTTTATTACTAAGAAACGCTATGCTATCAATATATTTGACAAAGAAGGTAAGCGTAAAGATAAAGACGGTCAACTAGGTGATATTAAGGCTATGGGTCTTGACTTGAAACGTGCTGACACTCCTAAATATATTCAAGAGTTTTTGATGCAAGTTCTTGAAATGGTAATTCAGCATGGTAAGCAACGTGATGAGGTTATTGAAGTTATTAAAGATTTTAAACGTAACTTATCACAACAAGATAGTTGGACTAAAGGATCACCTAAATCAGTTAACAATCTAACTAAACATACAACTACTTGGGAAAAGACAGGTAAGTGTGGTGTTGGTCACGCAATGGCTGCTATCAATTGGAACTATCTACGTAAATTGAACGGTGACAACTATTCAATGAAAATTGTAGATGGTATGAAAATTGTTGTTTGTAAATTAAAACCAAATCCACTAGGTATGACAAGTATTGCATATCCAACTGATGAACTAAGATTACCTGACTGGTTCAAAGAACTGCCATTTGACGATGTTGAAATGGAACGCACACTAGTAGACGAAAAGATTGAAAACTTACTGGGCGTATTGGATTGGGACTTGCGTGACAATACAGATACTAAATCAACGTTCGATGATTTATTTGTATTTGAATAGGGTAAATTAATATTGACTTACATATTATGTCCATCTATAATACACAACATAACTACCTAAATAGTAGTACACACTTAAAAGGAAACACATGAAAGACTTTCTAAAAGATTTAATTGACCATACACATGGTCTAGGCGTCATTGAATTAATTAAAATCACTGGCACAGACAAGGAAACACAGATTAATGCTGTAGCAGAAAACAAAACTGTTATTGTTAGTGGTTCATTTAAAAACCCTATCAGTGATTTCATAGGCACATTTGGTATGCCTAACTTAGGCAAACTAAAAACTATTCTAGGTTTTGATGACTATGATGAAAACGCAGTAATTACTGTAACTAAACAAAATCGTGATGGTGTTGATACTCCAACTACTATTCACTTTCAAACACAAAACAATGA